CGAAGTCTCGACAGAGGCGTAGACGGGTCAAAGATTAGTGGCCCCATCGTTTTTACTTTCGGGCAACCCCGTAAAGCTGCGGCCCCTGAGAGTTGATGGCAACCCCGCTTTGTAAGACGACCCACTTACTTAGCTGTGAGCTTGCTCACGTTGTTATTAACTCGTAAGGAGTGTCAAAATGGCTTTTGAAGTCCCTGACCATTTTGCAGAGCAATATACGACCAACTGGGAATTGCTCCTGCAAGAAAAAGCCCCGATCTTTCTCCCCGCTGTTACGGTAGAAAGCTACGCGGGCGCGAAATCCGCGCAGGTCATCAAGCAGTTCGGCCAAGTCGAAATGCAGGAAAAGACCACGCGCAACGCCGATACCACGTTCTCGGAAATCCAGCACAAACAGCGTTGGGTGTTCCCGACGGACTTTACGCTGACCCTGCCCATCGACAAAGAAGACGAGTTGAAAATGCTCAACTCGCCTAAGTCTGCCTACGTCGAAGCGCACCGCGCAGCGTTCGCCCGTAAAGTGAACGACATCATCCGTGACGCCGCCCTTGGTTCTGCCAAGACCGGCACGAACGGTGGTACGACCACGGCGTTCGACACGTCCGGTCAGCAGATTGCCTCTGGCTCTGCCGGTCTGACGATCACCAAGCTCCGCACCGTCAAGCAGACGTTTTCTGAGAACGAGGTGATGGACGAGCCGATCCACATGGCCGTTTCTCCGAAGCAGATCACCGATCTGTTGGAGAGCACCGAAGTCACCAGTTCGGATTTCAATAGCGTCCGTGCGCTTGTTGACGGTTCGGTAAATTCGTTCATGGGTATCACTTTCCACGTTTCGAACCGCTTGAGTCTCGATGGGGCTTCTGCCCGTCGCTGCTTTGCTTGGGTGCCTTCGGGCATCGTCTTCGGCCAGTGGAACGGTTTCAACGTCCGCATCGACGAACGTGCGGACAAAGAGTACCTTTGGCAGGTTTTCGGTTCTGCGACCATCGGGGCGACCCGTACGCAGGAAGAAAAGGTTGTCGAAGTTCTCTGTGCGGAAAGCTAAGGAGGGCTTGACCTATGGCTGTTACGACCCAAGAAAGCACTGAGTACACGAACCTCACGGCTTCCCCGCCCACCATTCAAGACAAGACTGTTCTTGGTGGTCAGGTTGCCATCGCGTACTTCACTCACGACCAATCCGGTGCCGGTGACGCTACGTCTTCGGCGGCGGTGGTGAAACTCCCTGCCGGTCGGGTTCGCATCCTTGGTGCGATGTCGAACGTGTACGTCAACTGGACGACCGCTTCGGCTACTATCGACTGTGGTTGGGATGCTTACACCGATTTCGGTGGCGCGACTGTTGCCGCTGATGCGGACGGTATCGACGATGGCGTCAGCGTTGAAAGCGCGGGTTCCATCTCCCTTGGTTCTGCCCTGACCGCTACGGGCAGCACGAAGGTGTTCGAAAGCCGTGACGGTGTGGTCATTCGCTTGACCTCGCAGGACGTTGCGATTGCTAACGGCGATGACGCCGTAGGCTACATCGCCTACGTTGCCGACTGACGGAGTGGGGGGCTTCGGCCCCCCACCTTCCTTTTTGGGAGATTGACATGGCTAAGTACCACATTGACGCCGCCATCACGGAGAGCAAAGAAGATTTCACCATTACCGGTTCTGCTACTGTTACCGGCGCTGTTCGTTTGGCTTGGGATGATACGATCACTAAAGGCGATCTTATCAACCTGATCGACCGCATCAAAATGCGGGTTATTGAAGATTTGTCTGACTAAGGAAGTCTCTCATGGCTTCGGCAGTGGACATCTGTAACCGGGCGTTACAGAAACTTGGTGAGAAACCTATCGTTAGCTTGAGTGAGGATAGCCCTAGAGCGCGGGAGTGCAACAGGGCTTACGAGCTTTTGAGGGACGCCGAATTGCGGGCGCACCCTTGGAATTTCGCAAGGGCGCGGGTGTCTATCGCCAAACTCAGCACCGCTCCGGTTCACGGTTTCGACAACCAATATCGACTGCCCGCTGATTTTCTTCGCCTTCTGCCCGATAACTCTGTCACCGATTGGCAGATTGAGGGGCGTAACATTCTTACGAACGACGACAGTCCGCTGAAGATCGTTTACATCAAGAAAGTCGAAGATGAAAACGAGTTCGACGCGCTGTTTATCGAAGCCCTAGCTGCGCGCATTGCTATGGAGCTTGCGGAGAAAATTACCCAATCGAACACCAAGCGCGAGTTTGCTCAACAGGAGTACATGCGCGCGCTGAATGAAGCCCGCCGCGTCAGTGCTATCGAGCGGGTTTCGCAGGAGCCGCCGGAAGACCCGTGGATTACCGCTAGGAGATAGACTGTGGCGAAAGCCCACCTCATTCAGAACACCTTCAATGCAGGTGAGCTATCCCCGCTACTGGACGGCAGGAGCGATCTATCTAAGTACGCCAATGGCGCAGATACGCTGGAAAACTTCATTCCTATGGTGCAGGGCGGGTTACAGCGCCGCCCCGGTTCCGTGTATGTTGCCGAGGTCAAGGATAGCAGCAAGTCTACCCGTCTTGTCGAGTTTGAGTTCTCCACCAGCCAAGCGTACATCATCGAATTTGGCAATCTGTACTGCCGTTTCTATAAGAACAACGGGCGTATCGAGACGGGAGAGTTCAGCGACGAGTTTGCCTCGGAGTTCGCGCAGCAAGACCCTGTAGAGTTGACGACGACTTACGCCGAAGCGGACCTGTTTCAACTGAAATTTTCGCAGTCTGCCGATATTCTCTACATCGCGCACCCGTCCTACCCGCCGCGTAAACTTAGCCGCACGTCCGACACGAGTTGGTCTATCGAGACGATTGCGTTTGAAGATGGACCGTTTCTCGGCACAAACGCGACGACCACCACCCTGACACTCTCCGGCACCAGCGGTTCGGTTACAGTAACCGCCTCTGCGGTGACGGGGATTAACGATGACACCGGGTTTCAAACGACCGACGTGGGGCGTTTGATCCGGTGGAAAGACCCCGCAAACAACTGGACGTGGCTTGAGATCACGGCTCGTTCATCTACAACCGTAGTTACGGCGACCATTCAAGGCCCGAACGCCAGCGCCGGTACGGCTACGGAAAATTGGCGACTTGGTGTATGGAGCGACACCACGGGCTACCCTGCTGCTGTTACGTTTTATGAGGACCGTCTTTGGTGGGGCGGCGGCGTAAATTATCCGCAACGGTTGGATGGCTCTCGCACCGGTGATTATGAGAATATGGCACCGACCGACCCTGACGGCACGGTGTTGGACGACAGCGGTGTTTCTTTTACGTTGAACGCTAATAACGTCAACGTCATCCGGTGGATGATTGATGACGAAAAGGGACTGCTGGTCGGTACTGTCGGCGGCGAGTGGATTGTTCGCGCCAACTCCACGCAGGATGTTGTCACCCCTTCCAACATTCAAGCCAAGCGGTCTAGCACCTACGGCAGCGCCGACCAGCAACCTGTTCGCGCCGGTAAGGCGATCCTGTTTGTGCAGCGCGCGAAACAAAAGGTGCGCGAGTTGGCCTACGTCTTTGAGGATGACGGGTTCCGCGCACCGGATATGACGCTGCTATCGGAACACATTACACTGGGCGGCATCGTCGAGGCGACGTATCAGCAAGAGCCTCAGAGTATTATTTGGTACGTTCGTGCGGACGGCACCTTACTTGGCCTGACGTACGAGCGAAATCAAGAGGTAATAGGGTGGCACCGTCACATTCTCGGCGGGCAGTCTGACGCTACTGGGACGCAGGCAAAGGTCGAGAGTGTTGCGTCGATCCCGTCGAGTGACGGTTCGTCGGACGAGCTTTGGGTGGTGGTCAACCGGTACATTAACGGCGCGACCGTTCGGTATGTCGAATATCTCAAGCCGTTGTTTACGGAGAGCACCGATCAAGAGGATGCTTTCTTTGTCGATAGCGGTCTGACGTATAGCGGCACCAGTGCAACGACGATCCTTAACCTGTTCCATCTTGAAGGTGAGACGGTTAGCATCTTGAACAACGGCGCGAGCCACCCCGACAAGACGGTTAGTGCTAGCGGCACAATCACGTTGGACACCGCTACGACCAAAGCGCAGATTGGTTTGGGGTACAACAGCAATTTCTACAGTTTGAAGCCTGACGCTGGCGCGTCGGACGGGACTGCCCAAGGCAAGATCAAACGTATCAACCAAGTCGATTTTAGGTTCTGGCGGTCGCTGGGCGTTAAGGTGGGCGAAGACGCCGATAACCTCGATACGGTCGTCTTCCGTACCGGCGCAGATAATATGGACACTGCCGTACCGTTGTTCACTGGCGATAAGGAGGTCGAGTGGGACGCCAGCTATGACAGCGATGCACAAATTTACGTGAGACAAGATCAACCCTTCCCGTGTAACCTGTTGGCTATAATGCCACGTATTGTGACGCAAGACCCATGATGGAAGTAGTACCGTTCAAGGCGCACCATCTGACTGAGATTGACCTGCAATGCGGTCAACAATACCTGTCTGCGTTTATTACGCCGTCGCAGGGTCATGCGTTGGAAGCCCAAGAGTGGTCGTTTACGGGTGTCGTCAACGGCATCCCGTTAGCTTCGGCTGGGGTTATACCTATGTGGATGGGGCGCGGTATGTGCTGGGCGTATTTGTCCGACCATGCGCGCGGCTCTAAGTTTCTCGCCGTCCATCGTGCGGTGAAACGGTTTCTTGAGGGGGTTTACGTTCAACGTCTTGAGATGACGGTGGACACGGACTTTGAGCCGGGACATCGTTGGGCTGAGATGTTGGGCTTCGAAATGGAATGCGCGAAAATGCGTGCGTATCGACCGGATGGCGGCGACTGTGCGCTATATGCGAGGGTGTTATGACCGGCATAGAAACAGCACTTATAATTGCTGGCACTGCGGTTAGTGCTATCGGTGCAATCCAGCAAGGCAATGCCGCTAAGGCGGCAGCGAATTACAATGCTGCGGTGGCGCGCAACAACGCCATTGCGTCACGGCAAAACGCTGAGGCGCAGGCCAAGCGGCAAGAGCGTGAGGCGCGCATTCGTGCCGGTGCTAACCGTGCGGCGCTAGGTGGTAGCGGTGTCCAACTGGAAGGCTCTGTCCTCGATGTCCTTGAAGACAATGCGATGGAGGAGGAGCTTGACCGGTTGATGATCTTACACCAAGGCGAGTTGCAGGCGTCTAACTTCGAAAGTTCGGCTAACCTTATGGAGTTCGAAGGTCGTCAAGCGCAAAAGGCTGGGCGCTTCAAGGCGTTCGGTACGTTGGCGGCGGGCGGCGCGAAAGCCTACGGGAAGTGGGGCGGCAGTTCTACGTCGTACAGTAAAGTTGATAACATCACTGGGCGGTCGATGGCGTTGGATTATTCTTACGGGCAGGGGTTAAATGAGTAATGGCTAAACTTACGCGATACACCCGCCGTATTGACCCGACCGGGCTACAGAACGTCAAGCAAGCGACCGCCGCTACTTTCGGCGGCGACGGTGGTATGAGTACGTTAGCTGCCGGTCTGGCCGAAGCGGGCGCGCAATTGAAAGCCACGAACGACAAGCGGGACGCTCTGGAAATCCAGAAGCGCATGGCGCAGGCGCGGGCGGATTTCACCGAGCATATGATTAAAATGAAGCAGAGCGCGCCCGAAGGCGCGAAAGGCTTCACCGACGAGTTCAAAACTCACATGGACGATTTTGCCGATAAGACTTCGGCTAACTTTGAGGGGGTGTCCGTTGAGAACCAACAGCAACTTCAAATCGAGCTTTCCCGTCTTCGGGGATCGTTCATGCCGCAGGCTATGGAGTTTGAGGCTGTACAGGGCGCGAAGAAAGTTCGCCGCGACACTGAAACTGCATTGGATGCTAATGTTAATACGCTTCGATCTGACCCTTCTCAGCTTGAAGCTATACTTAAAAGTAACGATGACACCGTGGGTAAGGCGGGTTTTACCGGTGACGTGGCGGCGAGTGTGGCGAAGGAGTATAAATCCAAATCGTATACTGCCGTATATGAAGGCAAATTAGACCGGGCCGATACCCCGGAGCAGGTTCTAGCGCTCAAGAGTGACATCGAGAAAGACAAAGGTAATATCGCTCCGGCAGAGTTTGACCGTCTTATGAACGCGCTGGATAAGGCCGAAGACCAGAAGATAGCTCAACGCGAGCAGGTGTTGGTTGACGATCTTGAGGAGCACATGCAGGCGCGCTTGAACGGCGCGGCAGGTAATGGCTTCCGTCTGAGCGACCTAAACTCGATGCGGGATAAGAAGCATGCGAACCGGCTAAAGCGCAAGCTACGGCAGGCTGAGGCTGTTGGCGCGTTCGCTGACGAGCTTCGCGGAAAGTCTGCGGTCGAGATCGACGCTATCGAGAAGCGTGTTCTTGCAGATATGACGCAGGGACAAGGCAACTACGTTGTCGAAGCCGGTCAGTTGCGGATGATAGGCATCGAGCGAGCGCGCCGACGCGCCGACGAGGGCGCACCGCTCGCGGCGTTGGATGACGAGATTGCAGCAGCGGCTCAAGGCGGTGACGTAGATTTTGCCAGTATGCGCGAGCTCGCGGAGGGCATCACCGATAAGAACCAGCGCCGTCTATATAAAGAGAAGATTAATATCGCTGAGGAAGTTGGCGCGTACTCTAAAGAGCTACCGACCAAGATGCCCGCCGATCTGTACGCCGAGCGTACGCGGCTGCAAGAGGAAGCGAAGACCACCGGCAGGACGGATACCGCTAAAGCGAAGATTGCTGCCATTGATTTTGAGATCAACAAACGCCGCGCGGCTGAAGCTAAGTTTGAGACGGGTTTGAAGGATACCTTTGCTGATATCGCGGACGGGGAGCACACGCAAAACCCCGCTACGTTGCGTCGGCAGATCGACGCTAATGTGCTCGACGAGCACCGCCGTATCGCGCTCAAGCAGGCGCTCGACGTGGCGGTAGCGCAGGGGAAGGCTCATGCGTCGGTCCCATCTATGTCCTCGTCGGAGTTGGCTGCGCGAAGCCTTGAGCTTCAATCGGCTATTGATGAAGCGGGAGAGACAGAATATGCCGTCGCCGTGGGGCGGGCTAAGGGTTTCGCCCTTGCAATGAAAGAGCGCGAGGCATCTTTGAAACGCGACCCGGCGCGTCACATGATCGACAACAATACCGACGTTAAGAAGGCTCACAACGCTTGGCTACAGGCGCAGCAATCTGATGATGTCTCTCCAGAGGACTTCGCGGCGGCGCGTAAACGCTATGTCGAGGCGCAGAAAGCAGAGCACCAGCGGCAGGGGCGCAACCCGAACGACGTACGGCTTTTGACTTCTCCCGAAGTCGCGCAGATAGGTGTATTGATGCAGGCTACCGAGCCTGAGATGCCGCGCGGCGCGTATGTTGCCGAGCAGTTATTCAAGTTGAAAGAGAAGTGGGGCCGGGATTTTAAGTTTGTGTCTAAACAACTTGAGGCGGCGGGGGTATTCTCTGGTCACGATGCAGTGGCGGCGCAGGTTGCCGACCGCTCCGTTGCTAAGAAGCTACTTGAGGCGGCTCACGCCCCTGACGAGGTGCGTAAACGGAAATACGACAGTCTGAATACCGAGGCGACGAATACGGAGATTAAGAATGCCGTGTTGACCGCAATGGAAGACTTTCGTGAGAGCTTGGCGCAGCAACCGGGTGGGGGCGATGCCATCGCAAGTTACCAAAACTCCGTCACGCTGCTGACCAAAGAGTATATGTTGGGGCAAGGTTTGGATGCCGAAACCGCCGCCGAGCGCGCCGCGAACGATCTTGCGAATAACCGTTACGGCTACGGAACAAATCGTAGTGGTGTGAGTTACCGTATCCCGGTCACATACAACGGTCAGCGCATTGATGCTGATGATATGGCGGATAAAGCGGCGGCGGTTCTGGCCGACGGCGATTTTATCAGCGAGGTTACTGTCCCACTGAGCGACGTGCCAGACCCTGACGGTTCCTATCACCGTACCAAGTACAAGAATAGCCTTGCTGTATCCGGGTATTGGGTTACGTCGCCTGACGAGGACGGGCTTGTTCTCTATAACGGGGCGAACAAGCCCGTGCTTAACGCCGACGGTAAGACCCAATTCTTGATGACGTGGGACGCGCTTAGTGCCTACACACCGATGGTGGCTTATACGCAGCCACAAGGGGCGATGCCTTAATGACGGTTTTCACTTCCACCGCTGAGGCACAACAGACCGGGCTTTACGAGCTACCGGCATCGACCGGTGAGGTAGTAGGAGCCGCCGCGACCGACGCGCTCTACTATAGCCCGCTGTGGTCGATCATGCGCGGCTACGTGTTTGAGGAAGCCAATCGGGGCGCGCCCGTTATCCCGTTGGACAAGCAGCAGAGGATGTTCGATGAAGCGGGGGTGAAATTAAAGCCGCAGCAGATGATGACTGAGGCGGCGACCCAGCTACTTATTGACCGTGCCATCGAGCGCGAACAGCGCGCCGCGACACAATCCCGCGCAACCGCCGGTCAGACCGCGTTGGGTTTCGGTGCAGGGTTCTTGGCGTCTGCTGTCGATCCGATAAACATCGCTTCCGGTTTCATCCCGGTTATCGGTCCTACCCGTTATGCGTCCTTGCTTGCTAGTCAAGCCTCGCGTACGGGGCGGATGCTGCTTCGCGCGCGTGTCGGCGCTGCTGCTGGTGCCGTCGGGGCGACCCTTACTGAGCCGTTCGTGTACGCCCAAGCCGTTCGTGAGCAAGCCGATTACGATATGACCGATCTGTTGATTAACGCCGCGTTCGGCGCTGGTCTTGGTGGCGGTCTGCATATGGGCGCAGGCGCAATCGGTGACTTTATCAAAGCGCGCGGTATGCGTAGCGGCGGCGTGAATAATCCAAGCCAGATACCGTCGGAGCCGCAGAGCGCCAAGGCCGCAACGTTTGATCGACTGCCGCCGCAGGTAAAAGAGCAGATTTTTCGCGCCAATCTAGCGGCGGTCGTTCAAGATCGTATGCCCAACGTGGATTTCGAACCGTCTGCCGCTGCCCGTCAGGCTGGCACATTTGACCCTGCCACGTATCAGCCGCCGCGCGCTACCACCGCCATCGAGCTTGGTCAGGAAGCCGGGCCGGTATCCGTTAAGATCAGCGTCGAGGACGGTAAGGTGGAGATGAACGGCGCTGAGGTTCCGCGCCGTGTCGCGGACGTTGCTCGCAAGAACGAGCCGCAGCTTTGGGCGCGGTTCGACGAAGTGTCCGGTCGGGTGGAGAGTTATCGGAAATTCCTTGATGACTTGGGCGACGGCACCCCGCGCGAAAAGACCGTAGCAGAGTTGAAAGACGCTGAGGCCAAGGTTGACCAACTTCGCGCAACGATCAAGGCGACGACCGACAAACGAAAACTAAAACGGTTGAACCGTCAACTTGACGACGCGATCCTTGAGTACAACGACACAAAATCGAAAGCCCTAGAGGGCGCTGATCTCAAGCAGGTTCGCTCTAGTTTGGTTAAAGAGGAAGCCAAACTGCGCGACATGGCCGAGGAGATCACAGCCTCGACGCGGCGAGCCGAGGCCGATATCACCGAGCGTCCGTTCGACCCTGCCCCGGCACCTGATGTCGAGCCACCCCCTGTCGTCCGCGTCGAGGACGTGCAGATGCAGCGCGAGCCGTTCGTTAAGGGGTACGACCCTGAGAGTTTGCTGTTGTTCGACGACTATGCGTTGCGCGCCATCGACGACGCTTACGTGACGGTGGACGAGGTGGCCGATCTGCCCGAAGCGGAAGCCCTTCGGGACGAAGCTGTTGAGATGCTCAAAGAAACGCAGACCCGCCTTGGTATCGACGACGAGATCAAGTTGGAGTTGGACGAGGATATGCAGTTGGCAGAGGGCGAAGCCATTGCGTTCCGCGAGATGGCATCCTGCCAGTTTGGGAGATAGCGCGTGGCTGATATTCAACATTGTTTAACTCGTATCGAAAAAGCTGTTCGGCAGGCCGGTAACTTTACCGACAAACAGCTTGATAAGATGCTGGAGGATGCTGCCGAGCGCGTGGCCGTACTGGGTAAAAAGCACCGTAACGCGGGCAACCCTGACATTGCCGACGCGGTGATTAAAGAGATCGACGATCACCTTACGCAGACCCGTATCGCCAATGCGATCATGCAACGCAACGCCCTTCTGAATAAGAAGGTGCAGCTTGATACGTTCGACTACATTATGTCCACTTGGGGCGACCTACCGGTTGACGGCTTCCGTGCTATACTGCGTGGTTCTGCCATTAACCGTAGCGGCGCAGGGTTTTCTGTGGCACGGTCGCAGACCGCGCTCGCTGACCGGTATTTGTCGGCGCTGTACTCCGATTTGGCGAAGCAGGATTTATGGCGTCCGTTCCAGCGTGGCGTGTTCGACGAGGCTATCTACGAGGCGCGTTGGCGTATTGATAAAGGTGACGACGTAAGTGACTTACCTGCTGAGGCGGTGACGATTGCCAAAGCCCTACAGAAGCACCAAGAACACGCACGGCAGCAGGCTAACCGTCACGGTGCCTACATTGGTAAACTGCCGGGGTTTGTCACGTCGCGGACGCACGATGCCGATAAGATCAGGGCCAATAAAGACGCTTGGTTGACCTTCATGCTCGACCCTGAGAACGTGGACTACGATAAGACTTTCAGTGATGTCGGAGAAGGCGACCTAGAGGCGCTGCTGAAAGACTTGCGACAGGGTTTTATGTTGGAGAACCACCTGCGGCGCAGCGACCCTAAGACGCACAACAACATCGCCGCCGGTACGTCCAGCGTGGCGAAGCGTATGAGCCACGAGCGGGTGATCCACTTCAAGTCGGCTAAGGCTGAGTTCGAATATGCGAAGCAGTTCGGTAACGGAAACTTGGCTAAGAGCATTCTGTTCGATCTTGAGCGTATGGCGGCAGACACGGCGCTTATGAAGCACCTTGGCCCGAACGCTGAGATGAATTTGGACGAGCTTTTCGACAAGGTGATGAAACGGCTTCGCAAAGAGGGGCGCGAAGCCGACGAGGCGGCGCTGGTCAAGTACCGCAATTGGGCCAAGAAAGACTTGTTCCCCCACATAACCGGGCAAGCGCGCGCCGTTACCAATCCGACCGGTGCGAAGGTCAACCACCTTCTAACGGCGTGGCAGCAAGCCACGTCTCTAGGCGCAGCGATGATCTCGATGCCGTCAGACTTGGCGCTTATCGGGGGTGAGGCTGCGTTTCAAGGCCGCAGCTTCTTCGCAGGTATGGTTGATGGACTGCGCGGCTTGGCTGCGGGGCGTACGCAGCGGCAATATTACGACATCTTGTCGTCGCTCGCTGTTATGGCCGACGGCACTAAGGGTAGCGCACTGAGCCGGTTTGATATAGGCGACCCACCTATGGGGCGCGTGGCTAACGGGATGCAGTTGTTTTTCAAGTACACGGGCATCCAGTGGTGGCCGGATCGTGTGCGTGAGGGCTTTGTTCTAGGTATGTCGCACTGGCTGGCGCGCAACGCAGACACCACGTTCGACGGTCTGCCGAACGACCTGCAACGTATGTTGAAAATGTCGGGCTTCGACGCCGACGAGTGGGACACTGTTCTGCGTAAGGGTGTTACGTTTGCCGAGAAGGATGACCGGGCGTTCTTGACCTCTGACGGGTTCTTAGGTTTGGGCGACGAGGACTTCGCTGCGGTCTTGACCAAGCGCGGCGTCAAGCCCACAAAGAGTAAGATTGCGGCGCTGCGAGACGACATGGACGACAGGTTTCGTACCATGTTTCAAGAGCGCACCATCCACGCCGTCATCGAGGGTGACGTGCAGACCCGCGCAGCGCTGCGGGGTGGCGCAGAACAGGGCGATTGGATGAGCGTCATGCGTAGTCAGGTGGCCTTGCTCAAGACGTTCCCCGTGGCCGTTATTCAGCGTTCTATCGGTCGGTCGTTCTACAGCCACAGTAGTACCGGTCGAGCCATCGACGGCGCTAAGAATTTCGGCGCTATGGCGGGGTTGGCAACAACCGTCGCGGCTATGACGGCGCTGGGGTATGTCTCTATGGCAGCGAAGGATTTACTGAAAGGGCGCGAGGTGCGCGTCCCTGACGATATGGAGAGCTTTGGGAAGGTGCTCGCCGCCGCGCTGTTGCAGGGTGGTGGGCTTGGCTTGTACGGGGATTTTCTGTTCGGGCAGGCGAACCGGTTTGGCGGCAACTTCGTAACGTCCTTGATGGGGCCGACGGTGGGGGATGCTAACACGCTCTACGATATCTACGACCGCATGTTATCGCCGGATCGTAAGGATGCGGGGGCGCAAGCGTTTAAGTTTGCGATCAACAGCATACCCGGCTCTAACATTTTCTATATTCGCCCGATCATGGATTATTTGATCCTAAACTCGCTCACCGAGATGATAAACCCCGGCTACAAACGCAGGGTAGAGCGTCGGATCAAGAAAGAAAACGATCAAAGATACGGCGGTCCTCTGGCTTTTCAGCACGAGGAAGCTAAAGAAGCACTGGGCTTTTAGATGATTTTGTGGCATATTACCCACGAAAGGACTTGACATGACGATCAGTAGTACCGACAACAGAATTACTTTCGCGGGAAACGACGTGACGACGGCGTTTGCCACGGGGTTCAAGTTCTTTGCTTCGTCTGACTTGAGCGTTATTCTTGTAACGGACAGTACAAGCGTAGAAACCGGACAAGTCTTAAACACTGACTATACAGTTACTGGTGCTGGGGCAGATTCTGGCGGCACAGTTACTATGGTTACGGCTCCGGCTACTGGTGAAACGCTCGTCATTGTCCGCGCACAGCCGTACACACAAGGGCTTGACCTTGTAGAGAACGACCCGTTTCCGTCCGACAGCGTAGAGCAGCAGTTAGACAAGCTGACGATCCTGACGCAGCAGAACAACAGCGGGCAGGGCCGCTCGTTGCGTCAACCGGACGGCGATACCGCAAATATTGATACTTTGCCGCCGAAGGTCACGCGGGCAACCAAGGTTCTAGCGTTTGACAGCGATGGCGACCCGGTTGCCTCAACATTTACGCTTGACGATATTGAGAGCGCGGCTACTGACGCTGCGGCTTCGGCTGCGGCGGCTTCGTCTTCGGCGTCTGCCGCAAGCACCTCCGCATCAAACGCATCCGCAAGCGTCACCCTGGCAAGCGAGTGGGCCACCAAGACTGACGGTCAAGTTGCTTCGACTGACTACTCGTCGAAAGCCTGGGCCATTGGCGGCACAGGTGTAACCGACACGGCAAGTGCAGGCGCTGCGAAAGAATGGGCGACTGCTGCTGAAGACGATCTGGTGGATGGCTCCGAGTACAGCGCCAAGCACTATAGCGCGAAGGCGTCTGCCCAGGCTACCGCTGCTGCGAACAGCGCGACTGCCTTCGCCAACAAGTACACCTTCTCGACAACGACATCGATGGCCGATCCCGGCACCGGCATCATCCGGTTCAACAACGCAACCTATTCTTCAGTCACTGCAATCGCCATCGACGACCAGACGGCGGACACCAACAACCCAAATATCTCGCCGTACATCGTGACGTGGGATGACAGCACCGGCACGGTCAAGGGCTACCTCCATATCTTCGAAGACCAGAACCCCGGCAACTTCGCCATCTTCACGATTTCCGCTTTGACGGATAACAGCGGATGGTCGGAACTGGCGGTCAGCCACCTCGCCAGCAATGGCACCATCGACGACACGGACCCGGTCAGGGTTCAGTTCAACAGGACCGGTGACACCGGGGCCACTGGCGCAACCGGGGCCACGGGTGCACCCGGCCCCACCGGCCCCACCGGCCCCACCGGCCCCGTCAGCGTCGGCTTGTTATTGGCTTTGAGCTAGGAGATTGAAAAATGGCTGAAACTTTCCAGCGCGTTATCCAAGACACTACAGCTAGTTACGTCACGGCGTACACCGCGCCGGGATCGACAACGGCGATTGTTATCGGCTTCCAAGCGGCAAATGTTCACGCATCCGACGCGAAGACCTTTGCGGTTAAAACAGTGACCAACGGCGGCGGCTCGGAAGCAATTATCGCTAACGACATTTCGATTCCTGTTAACGACACGCTGGCGCCCATTCAAGGCAAGCTGGTCTTGGAGGCGGGTGATTACATCCAGATCAAAGGAGCTGATACGAACATCGAGTGCACCATCAGCATTCTGGAGATCACCTGATGAGTTTCCTCAACGGCACTGATCCCGGCCTGCGCCAGACCCGCACTCCAACTACGGATAACTTTGCGGCGGGTGTGGACTTCACGGCTGGATCAACCACGCAACTCACCCTGTCCGCTGACCCCGGCACTGAAGATAACGTCGAGATCACGTTCGACGGCATCCAGCAACACCGCAACACCTACTCCGTCAGCGGCGCTGTGGTTACGTTTGATGCAGCGATTGGCGCTGGCGTCAGCAATGTTGAGGCCACGTTCACCACCACGCT